ATCTAAACTTGCATTGATTTGCTCATCAAAGCCGTTTGATCGTCTGCTTGCAAGGTCTGCAATATGTGGGAAAATTGAGCACAATTTATTATGATCAAGACCTGTATTAAAAGGCCTTGGCACAATCTTTAAAGTACCTTTTTCAACTTGATTGATATAGCTACCGCCCACATTGTTTTGATAATCAACTGAATAAGGGATAGTAGCTTTGTTGACTGTGATTGTTGCACTTGATGCAGTATAAAGCCAACATGCAAATTGAATTGTTGAGCCTACTGTAAAAGAAATATCTCTTGGTAGTGGATCAGCTAAAATCAATTGAGTTCCTACAATACGAACGATTTTAATAGCAAAGAATTGATCTGCATCTGTGAGCAAAAAAGCATCTGATTGATACATCTTTAAGGCTGATGCTGATGCTGAAAGTGTTAGTGTTCGTCTATCTTTATCAATATCTGTTGCTGTTAAGCTAGCTCGACCTTGAGTTAAAGAAGATGTTATATTCCCGCTCTCTAAATGAAAGGTGATCTCAGGTGTTGAGTAAATTGGATTTGGTGCTTGCCAAATGAAATTATAATCTTTGCCTTGTTGTGCTTTTCTCATTTTTCATCCTTTGGAATTGTGCAATCATGAATGTACTCTGAAGCTTTTTTTAATCCAAGCAAAGCAAAAATTTCACTGAGAGGATGAGATATAAGATTATGAATTGACCAAGCAAATCGACTTGGCAATAAAGAAATAATTTTTTGCATCATGATAATATACTCTCAATCTCGCTATTTGAAACAACATTTAAATTATTGACCTTCATAAATCCCTTGCTCACTGGAGCCCATGAATGTCGACAATTATAACCGCCTCCTGCAGTGAGTGCAGGACCTGCACCAGGTTGACCGTTATTTAAACTGACAACTTGTTTCTTTGATAAAACCTTGCCTACGATCTTCCGACAAAAAGGTCTTGTGATGCCATCTTTAGGCCCTACATACATAAAAAATTCAAGGCCTGCTTCATCTGCATTTAGTGCATTCATTGAACGCCCAAACTCAGCAATTCTTAATCTTGCTTCAGTAGTGCCAACACCTACAGATTTCTCAAAAGCATCTCTCATCGTGTCTAACGGTGCTTTAGTGCTACCACTGACAACAGCACCGCTCACCATTGTTTTAATGGCACTGCTTAAAGTTGGCAATATTTGAGCATCAAAAACTTGATCTTTGGATTGCTTTGCTATTGCTTGAATAACTGCAATCGGTGCTGATTTAAATTGTGGATCAATTTCTCTTATTGCCTTATTTGTCATCTCAACAATATCAACTTGTGAGTTTTCAAAATAGGTTATTGCATCCCCAAGACCTTCTGTTATCAGTAAAGCCTGCAAATCTGCAGGTGATAGCGATAACAAATAATTGCCTTGACCTTGCTTTATCATTTCAGCAATCGCTCGATATAATCGAGTTGTTGCTCTAGTCATCTCTTGCTCAAATGTCTTTGCAGTGTTGACCTCTTTAACTAGGATATCAAGCCGCATCTTGAGCAACATTTTCATTTGTGGATTGCGCTCATCAATCCACTGCTTCCGTAAATCCTCTATTGCCTCTTTATCACCTTCACCTGTTTCAGCTAGGTGCACCATGTGAGTGCGATGATCAGAGCAATAGCGACAAAACATAGGAATAACACTAAGCTAAACAGTCGGTTAATAAGAAACCGTAATTTTGAGCGATAACTTTATCTTGATGTGTATGTTCCATCCATACAGTTCTCTTTGTCATGGCAAGATCATCATAAGCACCTGATGAATAACCTTCATAAACAAAATTGAGAGCAGCAACAGGCATAACCTTGACGCCTTGTTTGTTGGCAATCGCATCTGAGCCCTTCATGATACCCATAAATACGGAGTCATCAGTCCATACTTGAGCTTCAGCTGAAGATAGACCAGCGTTTGCAGTTTCTTTACGAGCTTGACCAACATGTACATTTGGGATGCCTAAAACATCTTTGAGTACAGAGATAACCATGTCATCCTTCATCAAGCGATTGCCTGCAGCTGTGCCTGATGGAGTACTGCCAGCAGTGAAAAAGCCGCGTACTTCTGCATTTCTAGCTAAAGCACGCAAAGCACCATAACCTAAAACTAAAGTATCGGGATTGATGCCATGGCTGTTTGCACGAATAACATCGAGCAAAGCATGAAGATCGGTTAAAGGTTCAGCACCTGCTTGATTCCATTGAGTACCATTTGAGCCACTACCTAAAGAGGCAAGTGCTGATGTATAGCTACCCCAATTTGAAGCACCAAAAAGAAGATTTGCTAAACGAGCTTCACGATTGAGCAACATTGATCTTTGCACTTTACGGAAGCTTCTTTGTTCTTCATTGCCAGGATATTGAGAGTACTTGATATCTTCAAGAGCGATTTCATCAGATAAAGAATAGATTTTAGCTGAGAAAGTTGTGCTTGAACGATCAAAATTTCCGATGCGTTGACGGTCTGCACCTGGTGCTCTTTGTGCATCAACATCGGGGGATCCCATGAAATTGCGAGTTTCTTCGATCAAGAGAGTGCCTGTTGGACCGATTGCCTTGATATCAACAGCTTCAATGACTTGATCTGCAATCAGTTGACCATCGCTTGGAATGGCTTCAATCGCAAGATTTCTTAAGATTTCATTGACTGGATGGATATTGCTATAACTTGGATTTGCCATGTTAAACTCCTAAAGATACATTAAAGAGGATTTCGATTTCTTCGCTAGCGGCTGCGGCTGTGTTTGCAACATTTGGCAAGAAAACACCTGCGATGATTTGAGTATTTGCACCTGAGCCGTCATAGGCATAGACCTTGCCAGCAGTACCAGGCATCACAAAGAAATGAGTGCCTGCTGTGATTGTGCCGCCTGCGATAACACGAGATACACCAAGGATGCAAACGGTGATCGCATCACCACTTGATCCACTTGTTTGAGCAACGCCAACAGGTACATCAGTTGATGCAGTGCAAGGTGTAACTTTGCCATCGCTATCGACCTTAACGAGGGTCAAAGCAGTGATAGATGCAGATGCAATGAAGGTCTTGTAAATTGACTTGTCATTATATGCCATGATAATTATCCTTGGAAATGCTTAATATAAGCGTTTGGATTTTCATTTTTTACGATAGTAAGAGCTTCTGAGAAAGTGATCCCTTTAGCTTTTTTGATTTCATTGACTTGATCAATAAAACTGATCTCTTGAGCAGTGGAAGCATGCCCCTTTTCACTGAAATTAACGGCTTGATTTGCCTTTCTTTCACTGAATGCTTGCCAAATAGCTGGATGAGTTCCCTTGAGATCATAAGCAGCCTCAACAGCTTTGATTTCAGAAGGTGCAATCTTGCCTGTGTTTAAAAGAGCATCAACAATGCTTTTTCTTTCAGCAACATGTTTTTCTTGTTCAAGCTTTTTGACTTGCTCAGACAAGGTTGTGATTTGAGCTGACATCTCATTTAAGAGCTTGGCTTCTGCACGCTCAGACAAAGCAGTATTTTCAGACATCATTTTTTCTTTGTCTTTTTCTGCCATAGCTTTATCTTCTTTGTCTTTGTACATGCCTTCACCTTCAAGAGAAATCTCTAGCTCTTTGCCTTCATCTTCAGGTGCTACCAAGCTATCATTTTCAGACTTGAGGCCTTCAATTTGTGCTTCAAGTTGCTTGACGAGTTGATCTTTTTCAAGCACTAAAGCCACCAATTGCTCAGGTGTCATTGCTTTGAGTTCATCAGGATTCATTATGTTCTCCATGAGTAAAACGCGGGATATTTTGTTTTCTGTTTGTGCTGGTCGTGGTGTTAATGTCACTGCTAAAAGTTGAGCAGTTCCGATTTTCTCACCGTTTCCATCTCTACTATATAAATCGCCTACTTGAAATTCGGGGGATGGATATAGAAGACCTTGGGATTTTTCAACGAGCTCAACACCTTTTTGAGTATAGTATGGAACGGCAAAGAGTGCATCATCTTTGAGATAGATATCAGCGATCTCACCGAATGCCATTGATTGCTCAGGTGTTGAAGGTCCATTGTTAACAAAGGGAGATGACTGATGATTCCAATCGATGATCACAGGGTCTTTACCTTTGCGATCATAGAAAACTCTCACAAGCTCAGATAGAATTTGAGGAGTGATCTCTTGGATAGTGGAGCCGCTAACTCTTGAATTGACTTTGCCTAAAGATAAAATCTTAATATCTTGCCCCTTGAATAAGTCAAGACGCTCAGATAATGCAAGACTCTTCGATTTTTCATCAGCCTTATCCATCTGAGCCAATACCTTTTTCGACCAGGTAAAGCCCTCATCACCGCCCCATCCATCCCAAGCTTGACGACCTTTTCCATATTCCTCCCATGTTGAGCCTTGCTTATCTACCTCGTGTCTAGTGAAATAAGCCACCATTCTCTTGATAGTTTCAGGTGAAACGGATACACCATTTGAAAGGTCTCTTGCTCTTGCAATTCCTACTGCAGTCATACCACGCTTTGAAGGTGGCTGTTCTGCTCGTTTTTTCAAGGCACGAATTGCATTATCTCGCACACCTTGGGGAGGAGTGAAAGAGATGCCAGCATATTTTTTAGGCAAATCAGCATAAGCTTGAAATCGTCTATTCATCAGCCTTTGCTTTGCTATTTGGATTTGTTTTTCATTCATTTCAATGCTCTCAATCTTTCCATCATCGCAAGATTTGGATTCTGAGAAATTGCTCGATCTTTTGCTGATCTGCTTGCTTCACTTGGCAATTGGCCAGCGCCTATTTTTTGTCTGATCGACTGCTCAAGATCATCATCTGGTGTCAACAGTTGAGCCTGTACTAAAGAAGGCAAGGAGATCAAGGCATCTGCAAGTGCATCTGTATCTAAGCCCATATGTACGAGTTTAGGATATTTTGTAACTTCAATGTTGCCATAATTCCAAGAGATCAATCGCCCAATTGTGCCGCCGCATCGTCTATCTTGTCCACTGATTGCACTAGCTACAAGATCGAGAAAATTGATACATGCTCTTCTGAAAACTGATAGATGCACCTCACCGACCGATCTTGAGCCTGTATCGCTGATCCCCAAATTCATAAATTGAGCCATGAAAGCTTGGCTTATCTGATTATCGCACTCTTGGATAACCTGCAAAGCGCCTTGAGCATTGAAGCCACTATCTTTGCCATATGTATCAAATTCAACAACAGTGTTTTCAACTAAGTAGGATTGCTCTTGAGAGATATAAGCTTGTGCTTGTGCTTCTGCTTCTGAGATCATGGCTGAGATATCACCGTCTGAAACGCCTAACCGTTCAGCAATCTCTCGATCAACCACAACTTTAGGAGTAGGCACAGCCCACTTTTCAAGGCCAATTGCCATGAGTGTCGCTGATCTTTGCTTTTCTTTCCACCACCACCAACAAGGCCGTAAAAGCCCAATGCCTTCAAAGTTTGAGCCTGTTCTATTGAGAGTCAATAGCAAAAGCTTTGAAGCAGGGATAGGATCAGGCACAACACCACCAACCATTATTTGAATAACACCGTCAAGATTTTGACCATCAATAGAAAGCCATTGTTGATGAGATGAAGGCTCTCTATCTGCATATCTTTTTAAGAAGACCTTCTCTTTACCAAGACTATCTTTTTCTATGCAGTAAATTTCTTCTGCATATCTCCAACCGTGTGGAATAAATTCAAGTAAATAGTTTAGTTGATCCTCAAAAGATGTGTCCATCATGCCAGGATATCCAGCAAAGCCAAAGGCCTCGTTTGCAAATCTTGCGAGCTCTTCACTTGTTTGATCTCCATCAATACCTGCTTTAAATTCCCATTTGGCTGACAAGAGAGTTTGCTTAACCAAAGACCAAGACCGTCTGACGATTGGATCAGTTGCGAGCATGTCCTCAGCTTCTCTTGTCCATGCACGACCACTAAGAGCATTATTTTGCTCTTTACCTGAGATATATCCCCCCATAATAGATGTACCACTGATGCCATATTGTCGATAAGTTGGCTTTTGTGGCTGATATGGAAATTCAGCACCTGCT